ATGGCTATTCAAGATTTCACCGCAGGGCAAATACTTACCGCAGCCCAAATGGACGCGTTACAGGCCAACGACTACAACCAAACCGTAAGCACAAAAACAGATAGTTACGTGCTTGTAGCAGCCGACAAAGGCACACGCCTAGTAATGAACAGCGCAACCGCCAAAACCTTTACCGTTAACAGTGGATTGTTTGCAGCCGGGGACACACTTTTTATACAAAACATTGGCGTTGGCACGGCAACGGTTACGGCCGGAACGTGCACAGTAACTACCGCAGGTTCTTTAGCGTTGGCACAATGGGGGGGTGGCACGCTTTATTTTACTAGTGCTAGTGCTGCTATTTTTTTTAGCGGTGGCGGCCTTGTTTATGGAACAGCAACAGGCGGTACCGGGGTTTTGTCAACTACCGTTGGCGGCGTAAGTTATAACTATACGTCGTTTATTTCGTCCGGAACATTGACAGTAACTAAAGCCGGAGTATTTGACGTTTTAGTATTTGGTGGCGGTGCAGGCGGACACGGCGACAACACCTACGGCGGTGGCGGCGGTAGCGGCGGTATTTCAATACAAACCATTTATTTAAGTGCAAACGCAACGGTAACGATTGGCGGCGGCGGTGCATACGACGCAGCCGGCAACCCGTCAAGCATTGGCGCAATACCTAACGCAGTTGCCACGGCAGGCGGTATTTATGTAACGCTTACAAACCGAACAGCACAGTTAGGGCCGTCGCAAGGTTCAACGGGTGGCAACACATTGCCGGCAACAAACGTGCAGGGTTATACGGGCGGCGCGTCAAACACAAACGCGGGCGGTGGCGGCGGTTCAACAACGGTTGTTGGAAGTAATGCGGCGGCAAACGTTGGCGGCGCAGGTGGCGCAGGTTATGACGTCGGCACAAACTTTATTGGCACCGCTGCACTATTTAAAGGCGCGGGCGGTGGCGGTGGCGCGGCTACTACGGGCGGTGCAGGCGGTTCATCTATTGGTGGAACAGGTGCAGCGGCAGGCGCAGGGACTACACCGGCAGCAAATACCGCTTCAGGCGGTGGCGGCAGAGGTAGCACCGGCGCAGGTACGGCCGGTTCGTCGGGCATTATTTACGTACGTTGGAAGGCGTAATTATGGCACATTTTGCGGAAGTTAAAAACAATGAAGTAAGCCAAGTAATTGTTATTTCAAATGATGATTGTGAAAATTTGCCTTTTCCGGAAAGTGAACCGGTAGGCCAAGCCTTTATTGCTTCATTGGGTATTGGTGGGACATGGTTGCAATGTAGTTATAACGCAAGTTTTAGAGGTTGTTATCCCGGTAGCGGTTGGCAATTTGACGCAGAATTAGGCGAATACGGCGAATTTGTAGCGCCAACGGTTGAGTAATGAAATGGCGTTATATTGTCGGGTACGTGCTTTTTATTGCCGTAGTTTTGTGGGGTTGTAATGGTTGCTCGTTTTCTAAAACAAATGTTGAATACCAATGCTTTACCAAGGCAAGTTGTGAATAAGACGCCCGAACAACAACACGCAGGGCTAATAGTTTTCGTTGGCCGTCTAATGGCTATTTGCTTTTCTTTTACGGTCATGGCATTTATTGTCGGCATTTTGTTTGTCAATCAACCAATGGAACAGGCCCCAACGGACGCGCAAATAATTGACTTACTAAGCACGTTGCTTGTATTTCTTACCGGCACATTAAGCGGCCTTGTTGCTTCCAACGGCCTTAAAAGCAAAACCGGCACAAACACAGAGGTTTAACCATGATTGCTAAAGCCAAACCCGGTGTAGTTAGTGGGCGCGACTACATAGGCAACAGCGACGGCCCCGCAGCGGGCAAACGTGCCGGTACTGAGGAGTGGGTAAGGCAGGCTATTAAGTATTCAAACGGCGCGTTATGGAATAACGGCACATACGGCCAACGCGACATTAAAGGCAAACCAGGCACAATGTCAGTACACGCAACGGGCCGCGCTATGGATTTGTCATATCGCAAAATGGACGGCAAAGGCATTAAAGAGGGCCGCGCCGTTTCCAAAGTTTTTATAGACAAAGTGTTAGCCAACGCAAACGCTTTTGGCGTACAAATGGTGATTGACTATTACAGCAAACCGTGGGGCGCGTCATGGCGCTGTGACCGTCAAGCATGGAAGGTGTACGAAACAAAAACCGTTTCAGGTGCACCTGGCGGCGATTGGTGGCACATAGAACTAAGCCCGGCTTTTGCCGACAGCCCGGAAGCCGTAAAAGCCATATTTGAAGCGACTTTTGGGGTATCCGCAACCGCGTGACAATGGTTCGCTAGGGTTTTCTATACCGACGGAAAGCCTAAAACTATGACAGAGCCGCAAACTTTTATTTATGAGTGTTACATAACAACCCTTGAAACGGGCCAACAGGTTATGTGGCAATTATTCAGAGACCCAACAACGTTTGATTGTTTACACGCCCAAATGGCATTTAAAAGCACGGCGTCCGGTACGTGGGGAATTCCCTACCAAATGGAAAGGCGTTAGCCAATGGTTTTACACAAGTTATTAACAGGCGCAATAGCGCTAGTTGCAGGCGTTTTAGTGTTGTTTAGCGCAACTAATGCACAGGCCCCAACCCCAACCCCACAAGTAGTAATTGCTTCATTGCCACCAACCACGACAACAACCACAATGCCCGCATTGGTCACTACCTGTACGCAGGTTGCGACATTAGCCCTAGCAGAGGGATTACCGCCTAGCGAACTAGAAACCGCGTTACGGGTGGCTGTACGTGAAAGCCGCTGCACAAGTGACGCTTTCAACGCAGACGACACAAACGGCGGTAGTTATTCCATTTACCAAATAAACGGCTTTTGGTGCCGGCCCAACGAAAATTGGCCTACCGGTTGGTTGCAGGCTAAAGGCATTGTTACTGATTGCGCCGATTTATTTGACCCAACAACCAATACCCGCGCAATGGTTGCCATATGGCGTAACAACGGTTGGCTACCATGGACTACAAGCAAATAATGCACGAACAGCCCTACCCCGACAACACATTAAGCGAGGAAACCCGACGTATGTTAGACCCGACACAAAACGCGCTACTACGGCACCAAGCCGTACTTACAAATTTGATAGATGAAATTTGCAGGCCGGCACATATCCCGTACAAACCGAAACACGCCGAACTAATCGCCAGGCTAAAACATTTAGCAGTAGACCTAGATTTAAGCGGCCAACAGGACGCATGGCAAACCGTTAGCGAAGCAATAGAGGCATTGGGCGGCTAAATGTCTACTGTTTATTTAAGCCCGACGGAAATAAACTACGCATATGCGGTAGCAGAATTGCGCCATGAAAACGCCAAAAGCAACCAACACCAAGACCGATTTAAAGGCGAATTTAAAAACACTTTGCCCGACAAAATAGGCGCGTTAGGTGAATTTGCGTTAGCCAAACATTTAAACGTTTATTGGGGTTACGAACCGTACAACCCAAAGGCTAACGACGTGGGCCGTTATGAAGTACGAACCACACCGCGCCCGGACGGTTGCTTATTAACCCGTGATTTTGACAAACCGGCAATATATGTGTTAGCAACTTTAGACAAAGAAAATAAAGCGGTTGTTTTGCGCGGTTGGAATACGTTGTATGAAACTATGCAGGTTGACCGTTGGGCGCCATATATGCCGTTGCCTTGTTTTAAGACGGCACAAACTTTGTTACACGCAATGAGTACGTTACCTAAAGCAATATAAACCCGACAAGAAAGATACCCGACAACATGGCTTTTAACATTGACAATTACGTAGACGTGCCAACACGGCTTAAAGACGCATTAGCAAAGTATCCGAACTTACGCATACAAGAAACCGCGGCAGAGGTTGTAACCATGCCCGACGGCAGCACCTTTTACCGTTGCACTATCACCGTTTGGCGTGATGAGGCAGACCCAATACCTGCAATAGCAACCGCAGCCGAACCATACCCAGGCAAAACGCCATACACAAAAAACAGTGAATTTATGGTTGGTATGACTAGCGCGTTAGGCCGCGCGTTGGGTTACATGGGTTTTGGCATAAGTAAAAGCATTGCTTCACGTAACGAAATAGAGGCCAGGCAAGACCCACAAAAGCCGGACGCCCAAATAGCCCCAATCCGACGCGAACAGGCCACAAACACACACAGTAAAGGCGCAAGCCAAAAGCAGGTGTATTTCATTAAGTCATTGGCAAAAGGTGCCGGCTTTGATGAAGCGGCGTTACATGATTACATAGCGGCCACGTTGGATAGTGACGCGGTG